AGCGAGTCCCGGCGAAAGTGGTACAACCAGATCACCGCGACCGCGGATGCGTGGTCGGACCCGAACGCGGTGAAGTTGTGCGCCACCGTTGATTCTTTACAGCCCGGCGATGAGGTTGTGCTGTTCGGTGATGGGTCGAAGTCCGATGACGCGACTGGGATCACCGCTACTCGGGTATCGGACGGATTGACGCAGGTTCTGCACGTGCAGCAGCCGAAAGCCGGGGCGATCGTAGACCGGGGCGCCGTCGATCATGCTGTGGTCCTCGCGATGGGCACGTATGACGTGGTCGGGTTCTGGTTTGACCCCTCGCACGCCAAAGACGACGACGCTGAGGGTGATAACCGCTTCTGGTGGCCGCTGTGCGACGACTGGATGTCCCGCTACGGGAACCGGTTGAAGTTCTGGGCTGTCCAGACCGGTGAGCGCAGGCACGCGGTCGTCTGGGACATGTCCTCACCTGCACGACAGTCGGTGTTCGTCCCGGCAGTGGAGCAGTTGGAGTCCGACATCGCGAACAACCTGTTCCGGTTTCGGGAATCGCACTGGCTGCAAGAGCACCTGATTAACGCGCGGCGCGCACCGGGGAAGTTCGGTGTGTCCATGCAGAAGGAGCACCGCGAGTCACGTCGAAAGATCGACCTCGCGGTGTGTGCAGCCGGCTCTCGAATGCTCTGGCGGCACGTTCAACTTTCCCGGATCGACACGAAGCCCGGTCAAACCAACAAGGCATTCTTCAAATAGGAAGCGGGTGCGTGTTGAAGCCTGACGACGCGCTCGACGCGGCCCGCAACATCTGGGCCGGCCCCCGTGTCCATGAGGCGCACCGGTTGCAGTGGATCGCCGCGGCGGTGAACCCGAAGCGGTCTTACCAAAACTACATCAACCAGCCGTTCACCTCGGTCGGTTTCGGGCACCCGACGGTGGAGATGCCCAACGACGCGCCGCAGGTGATGAAGAACCTGGCGTGGAAGTCGCGCACGAACTTCCTGCCGCTGATCCTGGACGTGTTCTCGCAGGTGATGAAGGTCGACGGCTACATCGAGGCCAACGGTGCCCCATCGACGGTATGGGACCGGGTGTGGCAGCCGAACGGGTTGGACGCCCGCCAGACGGGTATCCACCGGTCAGCGCTGCAGTTCGGCGCGTCCTACGCCTCGATTCTGCCCGGCGACACAGCCCCGGTGATCAAGGGCTTCTCGCCGCTGGAGATGACCGCGGTCTACACGGACCCGACGATTGATGACTGGCCGATGATGGCCCTCGAGCAGCGCGGCCCGTTGATGCGCCTCTACGACGAGACGTCGGTGTACTTCATCGGTGTGGAGAACTACCCCCTGTCCGGGCTTGGGTACTCGCCGCTGCTGATCCCGAACATTCAGGACTGGAAGTACCTGGAGAAGCGGGACCACGGCATGGGGTTCTGCCCGGTGGCGCGGTTCCGGGACCGGATGCTGCTCGAAGGTGAGGAGCAGTGGGGGATTGTCGAGCCGCTGATCGACATTCAGCGGCGGATCGACGAGACGACGTTCGGGATGGTCACCGCCCAGTACTACACGGCGTTCAAGCAGCGGTACGTGACCGGTTGGATTCCGCAGTCGGAGATGGAAGCGCTGAAGGCTCAGGTCGGCGACTTCATGGCGTTCCAGGACGCGAATGTGAAGGTCGGCGAGGTCGGCGGCGCGGACATGGCCCCGTACATCAAGTCGAAAGAGTCGGGCCTGTCTGACCTGGCGGCGATCGCTCAGGTTCCCGCGTCTGCGTTGGGCAATTCGAGCGCGTCGATGCGCAACGTGTCCCCGGAGGCGGTCGCATCGAACGACTCCGGCCAGGACCGCAAGGGGTCAGAGATCAAGACCAGCTTCGGTGAGACGTGGGAGCTGGTGCTGCGGGCCGGGGCGATGGTCGCCGGTGACACGCAGGCGGCGAATGACACCTCGAGCCAGGTCCGGTGGCGGGACATGACCACCACCAGCCCCGGTGCGATCGTGGACGCGTTGGGGAAGATGCAGCAGATGCTGGGAATCCCGGCGGAGATGCTGTGGGAGCGGATTCCGGGCTGGACTGATCAGGACCAGGTTCGGGCGACGGAGATCATCCAGTCCGGCGATTCGCTGGACAAGCTGATGATCACACTTGGTGCGAAGTCGCAGCAGCCCCCGCAGGCTCCCGGTCTTGACCCTGGCCTGGGTCAGTGACCGCACCGGTTGATCTCGCAGCCGAGGTTGCGGCAGTCGACACGGCCGCGAACGGTGCTGCACTGGCAGGGAAAGCCGCTCAGGGGATCATCTCGGCGGCGGCGATGCGGGACGCGGCGAAGCTGTGGCCGTTGCTGGACGCCAAACGGCTCGACGTGACGTTCCCGGCGTGGCTGCAGGCGATGACACTGCTGATCCGCCGTTACCACTCACAGTCATCCCTGGCGTCCGGCGCGACCTACCGGGCCGCCAGGGAGTTGCACACCCAGTCACCGGCGCCGCGGTCGCTGATCCGTATCGCACCGCCGCCGCCTGATCAGTGGGTGTCGAAGGCGCTCGGGTTCTCCGGCCCGGGGATGCTGTCCCGGGACACGGTGAAGCCGAACACGGCCCTGTCGACCACGTTGGGGACGACGGCGCGGATCGTGCAGGACGGCGGCCGGACCACGACGTTGGACACGGTCCACGCTGACCCGGTCGCGGTCGGCTGGTACCGGGTGACCGATGGTCATCCCTGCAGTTTCTGTGCCCTGCTCGCATCCCGGGGCGTGGCGTACAAGAGCGAAAAGACGGCCAGCTTCGAGGCGCACAACCTCTGCGGCTGCACCGCTGCCCCGGCGTTCACGGGCGACCACGAACTGCCCGCCATTTCCACCGACGCTGACCGGGTGTACCGGGATCGGAACCGAATCCTCCGCGATCTCGGGCTGAACCCGAAGGACTACACCGCGCTGCAGGCATTCCGCATCGCGTGGGAGCACCGGCAGCCCGCATAACACTTCCCCGCCCAGGTGGCGGGGTTTGCAACACCATCAACCAGCCCCAGGAGGGCAAACCCATGACCGAACCTCAGTCGAACGCGCCCGAAACCGCGACGGTAGCCCCGGAGGCACCGCAGCAACCCGAGCAGCAGGACGTGAACAGCCTGCCGCAGTGGGCGCGGGATGCGATCACCAAGGCAAACAGGGAAGCCGCCGGCTACCGGACGAAGGTCGCCGAATTGCAGCCGAAAGCCGAACAGTTCACACGCCTGGAAGAGGCATCCAAGACCGAGCTGCAGCGCCTACAGGAAGCCCAAGCCCAGACCGCTCGCGAAGCGGAACAGGCCAAGGCCGACGCGGCTCGGTGGCAGGCCGCCGCCCTCCACGGAATCGGGGCCGAGTACTTCGACCTACTCGGGACCGGCACCCCCGAAGAACTCCAGGCCCGAGCGGAGAAGCTCGCCGGCCTGGTGAAGGCACAACAGGCAGCCGCAGCGGCTGCCGCAGCACCTCCTGCACCCGGAGCGCCTCAATCGAGGCCCGTGGAGCAGTTGCGGCCCGGCGCCACACCGGGACAGGCAGTGGACGAAGAGGAACTGCTCTACCAGTCCCTCTTCGGAGCACCCAAGTAACACCCGCTTGCCGTCTGCCGACGTTCACCCTCTCCTAGAAAGGCCATCTCATGGCTGAGTACCTCCCGCTTCACGCCCCGGGGAAGGCGATCACGCGCGTTGCGTCGGCAGCTATCTCCGCAGGCAACCTCGTCACCGTCTCTGGTTCCGGCACCGTCGCCCCGTCCGCCGCGGGCGACGTCGCCTGGCTCGGCGTGGCCGCGTTCGACGCCGCTTCCGGTGCGAACGTCACGGTCCTCTCTGGCGGAATCCAGCGCCCGATTGCTGGCACTGGCGGTATCACCGCCGGCCAGCTCGTTCAGGCGGGCGCGACCGGAACGGTCGTGACCCACACGAACGGCACGAGCGACTACAACACCGTCGGTCTCGCGCTGACCACCGCCACCGCTGGCAACCCCGTCGAAGTTCAGTTCGATCGCTGAGCTGGAACCCACAGAGAAGGAATTGAACTGACATGGCATACACCTACCCGCCCGCAGCTCCCACGCTGTCGGGCGATGTCGAAACCATCAACCGCTTCCTCGCCAGCCCGACTCTCGTATCCCGTTACCTGCGTACCCTCGCGCAGCAGCGGTACATCGCCGACTCGGTCCTGTCTCAGCGGTTCCAGGTGCAGGGCGGCGCGGTCCTGTACGAAACCGGTGAGTCGATCTTCACCGCGGACAACCCGCGCGCAGTCGCTCCGGGTGCCGAGTACCCGCTGACCACCGCCCCGACCGGGGTGGCGTCCATCGCGAAGGTCTCCAAGTGGGGCCAGGACACCAAGGTCTATGACGAGTCGATCAAGCGGCAGCTGATGAACCCGGTGACCCGCGGTCTGCTGAAGCTGGTGAACCGCAACGTGCAGTTCATCGACAGTGTCGCGCTTTCCGCGATCGCATCGGCCATCACCGCTACCGCCGCGGTGGCCGCCTCGTGGAAAACGGCGTCGGCGCAGCAGATCCTCACCGACGTCTCGCAGGCGAAGGCGTCGATCCTGGCGCTGAACCAGGGCTACATGCCCGACACGGTCGTCCTGGACGATGCGACGTGGGCGCGTGCCTACGCCGGGTTCGTGTCAGGCGGGTTCCTGCCGCGCGAGCAGACCGAAAACTCGGCCGTCTCCGGCAGCTTCGCCGTCATCGACGGGATGCGGTTCCTGCCGACCCCGAACCTGCCGACCCCCGGCACCGTCCTGATCGTGGACTCCACGATGCTCGGCGGCATGGCTGACGAGGATCTCGGCGGCCCGGGCTATGCCAGCGCGGGTGCTCTCGGAGTGGAAGGCAAGTCCATCCGCGACGAGGACAACGACGGCTGGAAGCTGCGGATGCGGCGTGTCACTGTCCCCATCGTCCAGGAGCCGGCTGCCGGCTTCGTCCTGACTGGAGCGGCTGCGTAATGGCTCACATCGTCACGTCACCACTGGTCATCACCAAGAAGGAAGATGGCTCGGACCTGTACCTGTACGAGGGCGCGTTTCTGCCCGACTACGCGTCGGCCGACGAGATCAAGCGGCTCGTCGCGCTCGGCATGGTGGACAAGGTGAGCGCGGCCGCGGCGAATGCTGCCGACGCGCCCATTTCCGAGTCGAACTAAGGGGTTCAGGTGGCCGCTCCGTTCGCTACAGCGGATGACGTTGCCGCACGGTGGCGGCCACTGAATACCCAGGAGCAGGCGCAGGCGGACGCGTTGTGCGCTGACGCGTCCGTCCTGCTCCGGGCACGCTTCCCCGGCATCGACTCGCAAATCTCGGGCGGCCAGTTGGACGAGGCCGCGGTGGTGATGGTGGCCGCGGGGATGGTTCGGCGGGCCATGATCGGCGGCGGCGAGGGCATCCAGCAGCAGTCCGAAACCGTCGGCCCCTACTCGACTTCGCAGACATACGCGAACCCGCTCGGGAACGTGTTCCTCACCGCCGCCGACCTGACGGTGATCCTCGGCTACATCCCTGCCGGCGGAACCCACCAGTACGGCAACACCACGGCCCGCCTGTCACCTTCTGTCGATGACTTCGAGAGTTGGTATGACGGCGGCGTCACGGTTATCCCGTCGAACCCGGGTGTCTGATGCCGTTCATGTACGCGTACGCGGAGACGGTCACCCTCATCCGGCGGGTCGTCACCGGTCAGGACGCAGACGGTAACGACGCGTTCAGCAGCACCGAATCCCTCGTGCAGGGCGCGGTGTTCCTGCCGGCCGGGTCCACTGAGCAGGTCCAGGGGCAGGATCAGGTGGTCACTGACCCGACGTTCATGTGGGTCAACAACGTGCCGACGGTGAAGGCCATCGACGCGATCCGCCGGACGAACGGTGATTTGTTCGAGGTCGTCGGTGATCCTGGGGATGCGCAGTCGCCGTTCTCAAGCACGCGCGTCCTGACGGTCCGGACCCGGAAGGTGACCGGATGAGTTCGCAATTCGAGGCTAACTTTCGCGGCATCGGCGACATGCTCCGCTCGCCAGAGATGCAGGCCGAGATGGAACGCCGAGCCGGCAAGGCCAAAGAGGTCGCCGAGGCGATCGCCCCGGTCGGCCCGGGCAAGGACGGCAGCCACTACAAGGACGCCTTCTCGGTTGAGGCCCGGCCGCGCCATGACCGGGCTTGCGCCGCGCTGGTCAACGATGACGCGGCGGCGTTCTATGTCGAGCACGGCACGAAGAACAACGAGGCGCACCATGTGCTGCTGCGCTCGATGGACGCGATGGGCGACTGATGGCTGACGTCGAGCAGATGCTGGTCAACTGGCTGCCGCAACAGATCCCCGGTGTGCGGACGTGCACGGAGACTCCCGCTGAGAAAGAGTTCACCGCGGCGGTTCAGGGTGGCCTGGTTCGGGTTGTCCGAGTAGGTGGTGGCAGGCAGCGGGCGATGGAAGCGTTGGACGCACCCCGCCTGGTGCTCGACTGCTTCAAGTTGACGCGCCCGGATGCGAAGCAGTTGGCCCTCGACGTTGCCAATGCGCTCTTTCTGCGACTGCCCGGCACCACCGTAGGCAACGGCGTCATCGGGCGAGTGGTGGAGGTTTCGGGCCCGTCCTGGGCGCCGTGGGACAACACGACCGTCCGGCGCTTCGTCTCCATCTATCAGTTGTTCGTCAAGAACGCTTCCTAGCCCCCAATTCTCCCCGCTCCGAGTCCGGCGCGGGCTGTTTGGCAACCCCCTTGACGTGGCCCGCGCAGCCAACCCCATCGGCCCGGTAGCCGGACCTAACGAAGGAGCACTACCTCATGGCAAAGACAGTCGCTAACCAGCGCTCTTACTCCGACTCGACTGGGGCCGTCTGGTTCTCGCCGATCGGGACGACTCAGCCCACGACCCCGACGGCCGCCTACGGCGTCGGGTGGAACGAGCTCGGCCTGCTGACCGACAAGGGCATCATCGAGGCCGCTGCCCGCCAGTCGACCTCGACGTGGAACTGGCAGGGCAACTCCCAGGGCCGCACCCTGTACACGCAGCCCACGCACTCGTTCCAGATCGAGTGCAACGAGGAGAACAGCCACGTGCTGCGGCTGGCCCGCCCCGGATCGACGGTCGTCGCGACCGGCGGCACCGCTGAGCAGCAGACCATCAACTTCACCGGCACCGGCACTGCCGGCACCTGGACGGACACCTGGAACGGGCTCACCGCCTCCGGCTTGGCGTACAACATCGCCACCGCCGCGCTGGCCACCGCCCTCTCGTCGGCGTGGGGCATCACCGTGACCGTCACCGGCACCGCCGGTGTCAGCTACGTGGTGACCTTCCCGGCCGGCCTCGGCAACGTGGCGATGCAGTCCGTGAACACCTCCGGCATCTCCGGTGTCACCAGCAGCAACGTCGTGGAGACCGTCCCGGGTGTCAACGGCATCAATACCACCAACGTGAAGGCGTACACCGGAACTGACTTCTGGCAGTTCGGTATCGACCTGGTGGACGGCAACATCCACAAGCGCTACATCGTCCCCCAGGGTGACGCGGTGCTGACCGGCAACATCTCCTATGTTGCCAACGCGTTGACGGTCTACAACTTCACGATCAACTGCTACCCGGACAGCACCGGCACGCTCGTCATCGACCTGAACGACAACCCGGCCCTGTCTGCGGTCATCTGATCGCCTGGGGCGGGTTGAGGCCGCGCGGGCCTGCGACTCGCCCCAGGTTGGAAACCCCCGCAGTGGCCCGCGCAATCAAACCCCTTCTACAGAAAGTGGCCCGCGCCATGTCTCGAATCAACCTGTCCGACTACATCAGCAAGAAGCGTGAGGGTCGGCAGACCCACATCGAACTGTCCGACGGCACCGTCCTCAAGGTCGACCCGTTGGAGTTGTGGGGCGATGACGTCCTCACCAACGCCACCACCGATCAGGTCGCGGCGGCGACCGCACTGCTCGGCGGCGCGGACAACTACGCCAAGTTCAAGGCCGATGGCGGTGCGGCGGCCCTGCTGCTGACGATGCTCATGGAGGAACAGGGCGTGTCGG